ATACAATCCCGGAGATTGAGTGATGAGCGACGAAGCGACAGCCCCCGTCTGGAATAACCCCCGTACAACATGTTGGTGGTGCGGTGGACAACTCATATGGGGCGGCGACCACGATATATCAGAAGAGGACGATTATTTCGACATGTCCTCAAACCTTACCTGTACACAGTGTCAGGCCCACGTCATTTACTATAGGCCCAAGGATGAAGAAGACTGAAAAACAAATCGGCGGTTGGAAACAATACGCCATCATGTTTGTGCTGTTTCTAGTGATATCGCTGCTCGACATCAGCTTTTAAATGGACGTGCAACGGAACAAGCGCCGAAACAAAATCGCCCGACTCATCGAAGACGATGAGGATTTCAAACGCTTTGTCACCAAATCCGCAGAATTTGATACACACCTGGGGTTTGAACAAAGCGAACTCCTGCTCAATGTACTCGACTCCGAAAACGAAGGTGAGTACGTCCTCGCTCTATCCGCCATAGGTTTTATTATCTACACCGACTACCTGCTGAAGCTGGAAGAATCCTTCTACCAGCATGAAACGTTTCACTGATAGAAAACTAAAACGCAACACTCACAACAATACAAGGACCACGGACCATGGAAGCTACAGTGCTGCTCAAAATCATTGAAGAAACCGACAAGCACACACTGTCATTCGACGTGGCGGACTTCGACCTCCTCTACGAAAGCTTTGAAAGCGCCCTGACGCACATCCAAGAACTGGGGGCCGAAGGCTTTCTCAAACGGTTCCAAGATCAGGAGCCCTCCACAGACTACCAAAGCTTTGTCCACGATGGGGGCCTCGACGAAGAGTGGGGGCTGTTCAGGATGGACGGACCATGCTCCACGGTTCTTGGGCTCAAGATTGCACAGGCGTGTGGTCATGACGCTTACGTCGTGCGTGATTCGATGCGAGAACCAGAATGGGCGTCAACATGGTGTGTCCTGACAAATTACACCCCGGAGTCTTAAAACGCCTTTCTATATAGTGTTTTCCCAGAGAAATAAAAAAATAAAAAATAAAATTAAAAAATGGCGGTACAGGCGGTACGGCGGTACGGGGGCCTTGGAGCCCGCATAAAAGCTCACTTTTGGCTGTACCGGACCCGTACCGTTGTCTACACCACCGTGATTTACAAAGCTTAATCAAGCTATCCACATAAGGGCTTCTGAGTTTTGAAAAAAATATTTTTATTTTTCTGTAGAAATACTATATAGATCCGGCTTTTTAAGGTAAGTTATCGCAACTTACTCACATACAGGAGCGGTTATGGCTAAAGACAGATATGCCAAAGTTTTGGACGTAAAAGCGGCGGCGTTGCCCGAAGCGAAGCAACAGAAAACAAATCGGCCTCCCTTGGCAAACAAACGCCTAACACGCAGGCAGGAGTTGTTTGTGAAAGAGCTTGTGGCAAAAGATGGTCAAATCACGATGCGCGAAGCGGCCATCAACGCGGGCTACCCTGAAAAGTCTGCCCATGTCCGCGCCTCAGAACTAACTAACCCCAGGATACATCCGCACGTGTGCCGAGCGATCCGAGAGTATCGGCAGGAGCTTGACCAAAAGTACGGTGTGGAATACCAACGGCACCTCCGAGATTTGCAAAGAATCCGTGACGAAGCGTTGGAAAACGGGGCCTATAGTGCTGCGGTACAGGCTGAGTATCGGCGGGGTCAGGCGCAAGGCGACATCTACGTCAATAAGACTGAGATTCGTCACGGTACGATTGATCAGATGAGTAAGGACGAAGTGCTGAAAGCTTTGAACGAACTCAAGCAAACCTACGCCCCGCTCACGCATGACGCCGGAGCCGAGGATGGTGGGAACAGACAGCGAGCGCGGGAACGGTTAGCCGAGGATGTAGAAGATGGACATATTAGAAACGAAGGCGAAGCCGAAGAAACAACGTGAGGCAAGTTTTTGGCAATCTCTGAAAAAAGCTTTGCGGGATAACTTCCCGGATTGGTCAGCCACCCGGTTAGAGTCGAGAGCCACCTTGGGTGTACCAGATGTTTTGATTATGGATAGCCGAGGGGCTTGGCACATGGTGGAGTTGAAGACCACCGCCAACATGAGCGTTAACATCACCCCACATCAAGTCGCCTTCCTCACTAAACACGCGAGAGGCAGTGTTTGGATAGCCGTTAAACTCACGAGCGCGACAGGCCACGAGGTGTTCCTTTACCGTGGTGACCGGGCGGTGGACGTAAAGTTAGAGGGGTTGCGGGCCAGACCAGACAAGCACTTCAGCAATCCGGTTAACTATCGTGCGGTTTTACAAGCCATTGCATATAGTAGTAACAACCTGTAAGGTGGTCATTGGCACTGTTGCCAGACACTGGGAGAAATCAAATGAGTTTACCTACCTTGCGGAGTCACGCTCCGGCTTTCTTGGTCTTGACGGCCACCATGCTAAACAAAGCTATTATTGACGCTAATGCCTCTATCCGGGCGTTTGCCAAGTTGCTGGGCATCGATTACGAGCAAATGCAACCGGGCGAAAAGCACGTTGTAGAGGGCGAGTTCACAGACGGCACACCCACAGTTCTTAGTTTTTACCGGACAGTGAATCGGGGTGACCGCCGCTTTAGTGTGCGCGGAATCAAAAAACAATGTGCGGTGGGAGACACCGTGGCCTTGACATTTAAAGTTACCCCGGAGGGTGATGTGGTTTGGGTGGTTAATGTGACCCAACAGTCTGAGTACCGGCACTTGGTGGAGGCTTAGTGTTTTTACTCATTGGTTGGCTGGAAAAAAGAATGCGGAAGCCGGATCATGAAGAAAAGCAACAGCCGTATTTTCGATATCCGCAACCGGACCCGTACTACGGGTTTTTTGATAATCGGGAGAAACAAATGGACATAATGTCACGACATAGTAAGAGCGTTTTGAGATCTAGGCAGGAAACTGCCGTCGAAACAAACCCACATTATTGGGATTGTGAGTGTGAGAATGATTACATCCGTCCTAAGCAAAGCTTGGGTGCAGATCAATCAAAATTTGAGTGTCACATCTGCGGGGCGAGTGAGGATACACAGCCGGACAGCCGCGTGAACGAAGTCACGGCGGCGAAGGCTGACGTTGAAATGTGGCCCTCAATCGAAACGAGAAAGTATTATCAAATCCACGGTTGGGTTTCGATGGATACGAAGATCGATGTGTTGGCGTCATCTGAGGAGGAGGCGATAAAGGTTGCCGAGCGTGTTTTCGAGTGGCGCGTTGACAATATGTATAACGCCGCTTTTGGCGCGAGTGAGTACGTGTATCACGATTGGTATTCGCCCAGTTGCGATCAAATGGATATTGTGGACGTTCGCGAGTACGGCGGCGAGACCTGCTACACACTTGAATCGACTGCGGAGGAACATGATGAATAACATGGAGATACACGGGCAAAGACGGACGCTCGACTCGCGCTATCTAACTCCACAGCAACGCGATTGGTTGGTTTCAGAAATTCTGGATCACGAGACCCAATGCGCGACCTGTAGCGACGATGGGTTATTAGATATAGAGGCGCATTTGCGTAAATCATCTAATGCCGCGTTGTTAGCAGAATACGCAAACTATTTTCCAGCCGCGTAAGCGGCCTTGTTAGCACCGCCGCCGAGCCGCCTTTGGGCGGCTTTTTTTTGCCCGGAGAAAGTTTAAAAAGAGCATTGCGGCGCGGGTGACGGTATGCGATAGTTCGGTTGCGGCAATGAGGCCGCCATCTTTGGGAGATACACCATGCAACATACGATTGAAAATTCAGACCACACTCTCACCCGTTTGCTTCAGCAGGTGCAGGATCAAGCCGCTAGATCGCAGGACTTTCTGGCACCGACTAATCAGCTTGCACTGGTGACCGGTGATCGGGGTGACGGTAGTAAGGTCAGCCAAATCATCATGGAACAGTCTGGTGGGGCACCGACTCAGATCCTTGCCGCCAATGATGTAGCGTTTGATCAGATCAGCCAGCGGGCCGGTATCGATGTTCGGACTGCCCGCCGCCTTCAGCAGGATTACTCCGCTGAATTCGATGGACTGATCAATGCCATCTGGCAGAAAGAACCGGCGGTGCGGATGATCCGTTCGTTTCAACACACTGACCGCGCAGGGACTGCTCGCGCGTTTGTGTCAGACAAGTTCAAGACCTTCGACAATGTTCACCTGCTCAACTCCGCCCTGCCGGAACTGCTGGAAAGCGATGCCCAGTGGCAAGTGGTGAATGGGACGGTGACCGACAAGCGCCTGTACCTTCGCCTGAAGTCAGCGGTTATCACGGGCGAGGGCGCGGCTGTCGGGGACGTTATGGCGCTCGGGATTGGTATGTCTAATAGCGAAGTCGGGTGCGGTAGCGTGAACGTTTACCAAATGTTCTGGACGCTGGCCTGCCTGAACGGAATGCAGACTGAGAAGCGGACCCGCAAGTCTCATATCACTGGGGCGCGTGGCGATGCCGACACATGGGGCCTGCTGACAGATGAGGCAAAGGATGCCGACAATCATGCCTTGGCACTTCAAATGCGTGACGTTACCGCGGCGTATGCCAGCCGTGAGTCATTCGACGAAGTGCTGGAAAAGATGAGAGCTGCTCACGACGATAAAGTCGAGGGCTCGCCGCAGTCCGCTGTCGAGGCTATGGGCAAGGTCCTGGCGCTGACTAAAAAGGATACCGCTAACCTAATGGACGGCCTGCTGGCTACTATCGGGCAGGCAGGTTATGCTGGTCAGCCAGTAACCCGTGCCACGATGGTTAACGCGGTGACGGCGGTAGCGCACCAAGCGGACGCCGATAGCGTTGACGATTGGCAAAAATTGGGCGGGCGAGTTTTGGATCTGCCCCGGTCTGACTGGCAACGCGTGGCGCTGGCCGCATAACCTACACTTCCCAAAGTGTGCCCCGCTTCGGCGGGGCTTTTTTTTGGCCCCAAGGTATGCGATAGTCCGATTGCCGCAATGTCGCGGTTAACTTTGGGAGAAAGTTTCATGGAAACTACGTTAGAAAAGCGCCTCGCTTCTGGGGCATTACATTCTGATTATTTCAGCAGTCTAGATGCGCTCCGCGAGTCGGGCGTCATGAATATGTTCGGCGCTCCGCGTTGGCTTCAGGACAATTTTGATCTGAGCCGCAACGAAGCGCGGGCGGTTTTTCAGTCTTGGACTGAATCGTTTAACGGGGGTGATGCGTAATGGCAACTCTCAATATTGAATTGCAAGATTACGAAATTGAGCCTTCTGAGTTAGCGATTAGCCTTTGGGAGGCCCCCGCCTTTCTGGAAGATAATTCTATTAGCCCTGAAGAGCTTCACGGCGAGTGGACCGAGCTGGATCTGTACATCCGCAACGAATGCACTCCTGATTTGAGCGCGGAAAAAATCGCGGATTTGATTCACGGCGGCGGCTGGGATACTGACGATTTAGAGCGGTTCATTCATGTCGCGGTCCGCGCCTTAAAACTGCGCGTTGCTACTGAGGCCCAGCGAGCCCGCGCGGCATAGCCTGCCCCCGGAGCCGATAGCCCGCCACGTGCGGGCTTTTTTTTGCCCGTGCGGTATGCGATAGTGATCGGGCCGCGATTTGCGGCGACACTTTGGGAGAATGCTTTGAAACTATTAGATACGCGGGGATCAAACCCCAAGTTAAAAAAGACCGGCGCGGCGGCCCCGTTTCGATACGCTGGGCTATCGCTTTACCCGGATCCGGTTTTATGTCCGGGATCGAAGGCCGCCGGATGTATGGCGGATTGTTTAGCGGAGCAGGGGCGTGGGCGGTTTGCCAGTGTGCGCGGCGGGCGTCAAAACAAGGCCGAATTTTTCCACACTGACCGGTCCGGCTTTTTGGATCAACTACGTCGAGAGCTGCTCAATTTTGAGCGAGTGTGCGAACGATCCGGGGAGCGTGGCGCGGTCCGGCTTAACGTATTGTCTGACGTGGCGTGGGAGCGGCTGGGCATCCCTCAAGCTTTTCCCGGCTTGTTATTTGTCGATTATTGCAAGACTGTCGCGAGGATTGGGAAGACCCCGGATAACTACAAGCTAATTTTTAGTTATAGCGGGCGGCCCCAGTATCGTAACCAAAACCGGCGAGCATTCCGAACGGGTGCCCCCGTGGCGGTAGTGTTTCGGGGCGGGTTCCCGCGAACGTTTCGCGGGCGGCCCGTGATCGACGGGGATCGCGATGATATTGCGAACGCATTCGCGGCGGGGCAAATTGTGGCGCTAACCCCTAAAGGCTCGGCGGCGCGGGATCGGTCCGGCTTTGTTATCGATAATCCCGATTTAATAGGGGCCGCGTCATGACGAAGCGTGAAATATGGCGAGCGAAGGCGGCGCGGTATCTCCGCTGGCATCGGTCCGCGATGCGATCCCCCCTTGGGACCGGCCCTGACGTTAACTGGCTGGCTCTATACACTGAGGCGCGACATTATGCGGATTATTGGGAGCGACACGGGGAGCAAGCCCGCGCCCCCAGTTGGTACTACCCCGAATGAAACCAGACCCCGCCACGTGCGGGGTTTTTTTTGGGCGCGGTATGCGATACGCTGTCGGCGCGGTAATGATGCCGCGCACTTTGGGAGAAGAAAATGGAATCATTAGCTTTACGATTACGCCCCGCCGATATCATGCTGGATCGGGTCTTGAACCCCGCCGATGATGATGATCTAAACCAATGGCAACCCGAGCATTTGGTGGAAGCTTGCGGGATCATCCCGGATTTTTTCTGTGAGGCCTTGATCACTGCCGAGCGCGAAAACCCGGATGGTATTACCTTGCAACACGTGGCCGATGGGATGGACCGCGCTTATCAGTTTGGCGGGTTCCAATACCCGTGGCCGGGCAGTTTAGACGCGGACGGGGTTTATACGGCTTGCGCCCCCTATGATGATGATCCGCCGCTGTCTCCGCTGGTGCGTTTTTCGTTCAATTGTTACGAGCCGGGCCGCGTGATTGAGTGCTTCGTGTACGAGGCGGGCATTACCGCGATTCGCGAGCGGGGCACGGCTTCGTTATTTATTGGGCGGTTTGACTAATGACCATCATTTGGTATTCCACCGATGAAGACGCGGGGCACTGGCAAGATTTTGTCGAGTTCACAGACAGTGAGGGCGAATATGAGGCCAGCGAGGAAGAAGTAGACGAAGCCATCGCTAAGGTAATGCGTGATCTTCAAACGGATCATTTGCACTACTCGGTCAGCCATGGCGGAAAAAGCTATTTTGCGAGCGTGTCGATCTGTCGCCCAATAGTCGAGCCCGATACACCAGAGGGCTAGCCTGCCCCCGATCCAGTAGCCCGCCTCGAGCGGGCTTTTTTTTGAGCTGAGTATGCGATACCCTCGACGGGCCGCAATGTCGCGGTGACACTTTGGGAAGGTAATCATGATTAGAATCGCACCAATTGATCAAATACACGCCGACATGGTTGTGTGGCGTTGTGTGAAGCGTTTGGGAGACTTTAAGCCCATTGAGGGCGCGGAGTATATCGTCCAGAAAACGCGCAATGCCGCGCCCCTGATTTACCGCGCCGCGAACGGCAAGCTTAGATCCACGGGGGACACGCTCGCGCGGTGGGGTTTCTTCGATGGGCCGGAGGATGTGATCCGCGTCCCAGCACGGCCCGGCAGAAAGTCATGAGTGGCACCCAGTTAGAGCAGGTGCAATTCCACCTGCAATTCATGGGTGTGATGGCTATGGCGGGTCGAGCTGATGAAGCTGATGAGCAGTACCGCAAAGCCCAGCAATTACTGGTTGAAATGATCAAGGCCGAGCGGGCCGAGCGAGCGGCCACGGAAAGGTAGCCCGCTGCCGAACCAGTAGCCGAACAAGCCCGCCTCGAGCGGGCTTTTTTGTGCCCGTTGTTTGTCAAAGTTTTAGTACCAATTTTTGTAAGGTTATTCACTGCGCCGCCGTGAAAAAGTCATTTTGTCCAGGGGATGCGAGAATGGCTTAACGGCGCGGGCTAGACGTTCAAGTGATTTGTGAACATTCTGCCGCAACCGGTAACACGTGCGGCGGGGGCCGCGCCCCCTGAACCCAGCGAAACGTACAGCGGCCCGTGGGCCGCGATCCCCAGCGCCGCGGGCCGCGGGCCGAGTTGCCATTGTCAGGACGTTTGGCGGGTCAACTGACGTAAACATACATTTAAGGAAGTCAGCAGGGCCCCGCGGGGCCCGTGCCCGGATCGCGTCGGGCCGCCGCTGGGGGCCGGATTTGACCGATTTTTCGCGCTTCGGGCCCGCGGGCAGAGCGAGCGGCTACAAGCTGCATGTTTCTTACAAACAACACAGTTGTGAAACCATATCGATGTTCCACGTGGAACATTTTTGTTGAAAAAACCCGTAAGCCCTGAGCCGTGGTCCGTTTTTGTGGTAGGGTTTGCCAAAAATAGCGTCTAGGAGTCCCTGACCCCCAAAAATTTGTAAAAAATTTCAAAACCTACGGTGTCGCATATCGTTTTATAATTTTTAGGTATATGGGTAGGATGTTTTTATGCAGGTAGAACGCATTTCGGAAGACGAAGCTGAAGAGAAAATGCTGAAGCTGGAGTACCGTTTGGCCCAGATTCAGCAAGTGGAGTCTTGTCAGCAGGAGTATTTGAGTTTTGTCCGCAAGATGTGGCCGGATTTTATTACGGGCAGGCACCACAAGATCATGGCGGAGAAGCTTGAGAGGGTGGCCAGTGGTGAATTGAAGCGTTTGATCATCAATATGCCGCCGCGGCACACGAAGTCGGAGTTTGCCAGTTTCTTGTTTCCTGCTTGGATGATCGGGAAGAACCCGTCGATGAAGATTATTCAGGCCACGCACACCACGGAGCTTGCGGTCAACTTTGGTAGGAAGGTGAAAAATCTGCTGGAGCGGGAGGATTATCTGGAGATTTTCCCGGAGGCTGCTTTGTCGGCGGATTCCAAGGCATCCGGACGTTGGGACACGGCCCGTGGGGGTATGTATTACGGGGTTGGTGTGGGTTCCAACTTGGCGGGACGGGGTGGTGATTTGATCATTATTGACGATCCGCACTCTGAGCAGACGGCGATGTCGTTGAATGGCTTTGATGATGCCTGGGAGTGGTATACGGGGGGTCCTCGACAGCGTTTGCAGCCCGGTGGGGCGATTATTGTGGTGATGACGCGCTGGTCTGAGAAGGATTTGACGGGTCAGTTGATTCGGGCGCAGGCACGGGACAGTTTGGCGGACAACTGGGAGATCATTGAGTTTCCTATGGAAATGCCTTCGGGCAAGCCTTTATGGCCGGAGTT